CAACAACAACAATAGAAAAAGATACTGGAACTACCTCAGCTACTCCAATAGGTATTTTTTTAGGGTGCAGATTTATTGATGTCAGCACAAAACAATTAACTTTCAGTCAGCAGTGGTCTGGTGCAGCGCATACCGAAGGAATGGTATATGTTGCAGATGATCCAAACATTTTGTTTGAGATTCAGGCAGACGGAACTGTAAATAATGACGATATTGCAGCAAACTGTGCATTAGTACAAGGAACATCAAGTTCTGCTTTAGGTATTTCTAGAGTTTCACTTGATATCAGTACAGCAGCTACCACAGCTTCTTTACCAATCAGAATTGTAGATTGGAAAGGTGGTTATGATGGCGATGAAAAGGGTACTGATTATCCAATAATGCTATGTAAGTTCAATACAGGTCATCAACTTGGTATTGGTGTTGTTTCTGGTAACGCACCGTCAGCAGCTTAATAAGGAGATTGAAATATGGCTATATCAAGAGCACAACTCCTTAAAGAGTTGTTACCGGGTTTAAACGCATTGTTTGGCTTGGAATACCAAAAGTATGAAGATGAGCATACTGAAATCTATGAAGTAGAAAACTCAGAGCGAAGCTTTGAAGAAGAAGTGAAGTTATCTGGTTTTGGTGCAGCTCCTGTAAAACAGGAAGGTGCAGCAATTTCATATGACACTGCACAAGAGTCATTTACTTCAAGGTACAACCATGAAACTGTGGCTATGGGCTTTTCAATAACAGAAGAGGCAATGGAAGATAATCTTTATGATTCATTGTCAGCTCGTTATACAAAAGCACTAGCAAGAGCAATGGCATATACAAAGCAGACAAAAGCTGCTTCATTGCTTAACACAGGCTTTGATACATTTCAAAGTGGTGATGGTGTAACATTGTTTAACACAGCTCACCCAACAGTGGCTGGTGGTAGCAATAAGAACAGACTAACAACAAACGCTGATTTGAACGAGACATCTCTTGAGCAAGCAGTGATTGATATTGCAGCTTTCGTAGACGAAAGAGGCTTGTTAATTGCAGCAAGACCAAGAAAGTTAATCGTTCCACCAGCATTGATGTTTGTCGCAACAAGGTTATTACAGACTGACTTAAGAGTTGGTACATCAGATAATGACACAAACGCAATCAAGACCAATGGATCAATTCCAGAGGGCTACTCTGTTAATCACTATTTAACAGATACAGATGCGTTTTTCTTAACAACTGATGTTCCTAACGGCATGAAGATGTTTGTAAGAACACCTATGTCAACATCAATGGATGGGGATTTCAACACAGGTAATGTAAGATACAAAGCCCGTGAGAGATACTCATTTGGTGTGTCAGATCCTCTCGGTATGTTTGGTTCACCGGGAGCTTAAAACCCCTTAGAGGGAGCTGTTCCTTTCCGGCTCCCTCTTACATTAACCCTTGACTGCATTAGCAGACATTTGCCACGACAAGGAGATTAATCATGGCTAATTCAACATTCTCAGGTCCTATTAGATCTGAAAGCACAATCAAGACTATTAGTAAAAATGCAACTACTGGAACAATCACAGAAGTTATGACTATGGGTGATGCACCAGTAGCATTAGCAGACGAGGATAAAACACTCGATAATGCAACACACAGCGGAAGAACAATGGTTGTACCGGCTGTAGCAGCTAATAGAACAATCACACTTCCATCCCCAACAGCAGGAGCCACTTTTAAACTTATATATGGTGGTGCAGCTACAGAAGCAGAAAATCTCATTATTGATAGCGGTTCAGACACTAATTTTTTTATTGGTGGCGTACAGCACTTAGACACTAATGCAGATAACGTAGCAGTATATGCAGATGGTAATTCAAACTCAAAACTAACACTTACTGATTTTGGTATTATGGAAATTAATATCATGGCTAAGGATTCAACAAATTGGTATATTTGGGGTAACGTAGTATCTGCGACAGCACCTGCTTTTGCTGATCAATAATAGGAGGTTTAAATGAGTAGTCGCTCAGATGTAAAAGCCTTTAATTTTGATCAAGGTGATAGCGCTGCTGTTATTGGTCCAGATAGATCCAGAATAAGACAAGTTGTAATCTTTGGTAATGCTGCGGGAGCATTAACTATTAAAGATGGTTCAGGTGGTGCAGATTTGTTGGTTCAAAGTTTTCCAGCAGGTTTGCATACCTTAAACATCCCAGACCAAGGAATATTAGCTGAAAATGGTGCTTATATACATGCTTTTACTGGATCTGGTAACAAGATAACTGTGTTCTTATCATAATGGCTGCAAAAAAAGGCACTATGAAGGGTCATACAATCGGAGGTGGGCATAAGCGGCCCACCAAATCCGGTGCTGGTATGACTGCTAAAGGTGTTGCTAAGTATCGTAGAGATAATCCCGGATCTAAACTAAAAACAGCAGTAACAGGTAAGGTAAAGCCCGGCAGCAAAGCTGCGAAGAGGCGTAAGTCTTTTTGTGCCAGATCGGCAGGGCAAATGAAAAAGTTTCCTAAAGCAGCAAAAAATCCTAATAGCCGATTAAGACAGGCTAGAAAAAGGTGGAAGTGTTGATTAATAGAGCTTCAATGAGGCAACAGTTGAAAGGTAATAAAATGCCAGATTATAAAACTAAAGGTGGCGATAAGATATCCACCAAAAAATCTATATCTAAAGCAGGACAAAAAATATTAGGTATGAAAAATATTAAAAAACCTGTTTTAAAGAAAAATGTAGGAAAATTATTAGAAACCTTTTCTCCTGCATACAGCATCATGAAAGGCAAAGGACCTGTTAGTAAAATAGCTTCTGCAATAGGCAAGGCGGCTGGACCCATGAGTCCAATCGGTCAACTTGCTCAAGATAGAAGAAAAGAAGCTCAAAGAAGAAGAGCTGAAATGCTTGGCTCAAATAGAATGACTGAGATGCCACGAATGATGGCAGGAGGTCCTATTAAAAGAAAAAGACCTATAGATGGGTGTGCCGTAAAAGGAAAGACTAGAGCTTAATAATGATCGATATTGTTTGTCCAAAATGCAAAGCTGCCTTAGATGAAAAAGCTAAAAATTCTACAAAGTGTAACACTTGTGCAATGATTATTTCAGATCATGTCTGGGAAAGTAAGTTTGGTTATGAATGGATAAAAGAACTAGAAGAGCTTCAAAATGCCCAGTCGTAACTATCGTGGTGAGTATGACAATTATCATAAAAAACCAGAACAGAAGAAAAGAAGAGCTAGTAGAAACACGGCTAGATCAGTAATGAATACTGCCGGTAAAGTTAAAAAGGGTGATGGAAAAGACGTTGCTCATAAGAATGGCAACCCTAAAGATAATAAAAGGAAAAATCTTACAGTAAAACCTAAATCAATTAATAGATCGTTTGCTAGAACAAGCAAAGCAAAAAAAGTAAATAGGAGGGCTTGATGAAAGTTACTAGACTAAAGAGTGGTGGTTTTTTATCATCCGGAACTGATGCTGGTGATCTTAAAATACTAAGAACAGCAAAGAATATAGATGATGGTTCCGGCATGAAAGCTGGTGGCAAAATAGAAAAGCCTAAAACATTAAAAAGAGTTATTAAAGACAAAGTAAAGACAAAAGCAATAGACTCATTATTGAGGGGAAATAAAAATTACCCAAGAAAAATTGTTAGTGATGCGAAAAAGTTAACACAAAAAGAATACCCTACTCTATACAAAAGGGCTGCAGGTATGAAAGAGGGTGGCAAAACTAAAAGTAGGGTAAATGAAGCCGGTAACTATACTAAGCCGGGGCTAAGAAAAAAAATATTTAATAGGATAAAAGCAGGTGGTAAGGGTGGTAGACCCGGTCAATGGTCTGCTCGAAAAGCACAGATGATGGCTAAAGCCTACAAGAAACAAGGTGGCGGCTATAAATAAAGGATTAATTTATGGTTGTTGCCGAAATATTAACTGGAATTGCTTTAGTAAAAAAAAGTGTTGATTTCATAAAAGAAAATATATCTACGGTTCAAGATATACAAGGCATAGCTAAACAAATAGACGGCTTTTTTCTTGGCGAAGAGCAGATGAATAAGGGGCAAGGAAAAGGTATGTCTATTATGGAGCAGTTTGGTTCAGTCGAATCAAGTGCTACAGATTACATAGATAGAAAACTTCTTGAAGAGAAGCGTCAGGAATTAAAACAAATAATCAATCTTCGCT